GTTGCAAGTAGTGAGTGCAACAGAAACTGCCGCATCTTCATTTGCAAACAGTGGCACATTCGCTGATGTAAACGGTTTGACCTTAAACATCACCCCAGCATCTACCAGCAGTAAAATTATGCTAATCGCATCAGTTTGCGCTTCAGTTGAAAACACAAACGCTGATGGAATAGCGTTACGATTTACTGGTGGCAATTCCACAGCTTACATTGCTGATACAGCAGGTAGCAGAATATCTAGTGCAGTAGGTATGAAAACTGAAAGCACAAACTTTCACTTTTACTTTGTGTCGTTTGCTTTTCCCATGCAATATCTCGACAGTCCAGCAACCACAAGTCAGATTACTTATAAAGTTCAAGCAAGGTATACAGGTGGGTCAGGAAACTTGTTTTTCAATCAAGCAGGTCAAGATGCTGATAACGATACTATGGTTCGTACAGCATCAACACTGACTGCGACAGAGATAGCGGGGTAATCAGGATAATAAAATGCAACATAAGGCAATATATCAACTTTATTCCAACGTGGTAACAATAACTGGTAGCGGATCTAATGCAGTAGCAAAAGATAAAGATGGCAAAACAGTGTCATGGGATGCATCAGCCGTTGCAACAAAACAGGCTGAACTTGAAAAAGCCGCTGACCTTGAGGCGTTGAGGATCGAACGAACCAGACTGTTATCTGAAACAGATTGGTGGGACGCATCTGACACCCCTGATATGACTGATGCACAGAAAAAATATCGACAAGACTTGCGTGATATAACTAAAACATACTCATCATTAGACGATATTAAGTGGCCGGAGAAACCATAATGACACAAGCAAGAGACTTAGCAGATAATAGAGGTGGTTTAGTTCTTTTAGGCACTAAAACTGTTTTGAGTGCTGCCGCCGATACAACTTCTTTGCAGTTGAATAATGTTTTCAGTGCTAATTTTCAAAACTATAAAATAATCTTTGACATTGTTGCGGTGGCAGATGGTTCAAGAAGCACTCAAACAGGCTTTTTCATGGGGTTTGGTAATTCTGGGACCATAAGAACTTCAGGTGACGTATGGGAAGGCGTTATTCAATACGCTCAATCCAGTGCAGGAGCAACTGACAGTTCTTTTTCGTCTAAGGCTACTGATAGCTGTGGAATTATGGGAACATTTACAACTCAGGGAGCGTATATTACAGGTCACTCAATAGTTCGCAATCCATTTAGTTCAACCGCACCTCATGAGGTTAAAACGGAAGGGTGTATGCACTACCCCAACGAGGCGGCTGGTCAGTATCCAGAAAATTCAGTGAATGTGACAACTGCCGCAAATTTCAGTACGACTGATGTTAACTTTCAAGGGGTTACAAATATAGTCACAGACAACTCTGCCGCTAATGATGTCAGCGCATTGACCAAAATCAATATGTATGGGGTATTCAAAGTATATGGAATTGAGGGTTCATTTAATGCCTAATTATTCAAACAATGGATTTAATAGCAAGTTTGTAGCGCAGAGATTGCTTAATGACACAGATTGGACACAAATTCCTAACAGTGGTCTAACCGATGCTTGTGTGGCAAAATTTGATACATATAGAGATGCTTTGCGTGTAATACGGAAAAGAAGCGATAGCAATAGAACGGACCCAGAATCAGAAACATGGCCTAATGTGCCTAAAGAGGAGTGGTCATAAATGCCATATATAGGTAAATCACCAACAGGTTCAGGCGTTAGACAACGCTTTCACTTTACTGCTGCTGGCGGTGAAACATCACTGTCTGGTGCAGATGACAATAGCAAAACACTAAAGTTTACTGATGGTGAATTTTTAGATGTATACCTCAATGGTGTTCTATTAGTACAAGGCACAGACTATGGTGTAGGAACAACGAACACAATTAGCAGTCTTGCTGCTTTGTCTGCCGGAGACATTGTAGAGATTATTGTTTACGACATATTTAATGTAGCTAAGATTAACAGCGAGGCTATACGTGCAAGACACTACTATACAGCTACAGGTAGTGAGACATCTATAGGCACGGCACAGATAGCTGGCCTGTCCTTTGCTGCCAACGCCGACATTGATGTAAGCCTCAACGGTGTGACACTTGTAGCTGGCACCGACTACAACACTACAACTGCAAACACTGTGGGTGGTCTGTCTGCGCTGTCTGCTGGCAACGTGGTTGAGATTGTTATATATGAAAAGTTCCAGCTTGCTGATACGGTAAGTAAGGCGAGTGGTGGTACGTTTAATGGGCCTGTAACCTTTAATGGACAAATACTTACTCCGGCAAGGCCAGCATTTTCAGGCATTAAAGTAGCTTCTAGTTCAAACACAGGTGCTACAGGAGATATAGTTTTTGATACTGTAAGTTTTAATATTGGCTCACATTATAATACAAGTTCAGGCGTTTTTGTTGTTCCTGTTACTGGAATATATAGGTTTTATTTTGCAGGATTTTTCAGTGCGAGTGATGGCACTAGGGCACCTGCTAATCAAAGCAATACAATCAATCTTATGACAAATGCATCTGGTAGTTTTGTAGCATACGCAGGAACGACTCAGAACTGTACATCTTCTGCACTTTATTCAAGTGCGTCTTTTTCTGGATTGATACAAGCAACAGCAAATGAGCAATTAAAAATAACCGCAAGTAATCACATTTTTGTTGCCGTTGCAGGTTCTCCTGAATTTGCTCCTAGATTTTCTATAGAATTAGCAGGATAAAAAATGGCAAATTATAAAAATATAACCGTTACCTTCCCAACAGGCGAAACAATAGTGCTACAAACAGCAGAGGAATTGTTACGGCGAACTGACTGGACACAACTACCAGACAGCGGCTTGACACCAGATTGTGTTGCTTTGTTCAAAACATACAGAGCAAGCATCCGCACTATCCGTAAAACTAATCCAGCCAAACCAACGTGGCCTGATTCACCAACAGAGGAGTGGTTATGAGCAGAGCAAGAGTATTAGCAGACTTTATTGGCGGCACTACCACAATTAGTGGAAATCCCACTTTTTCTGGCACAGTTGCTGGTGCTGGTGCGATGTCGCTTGTTCATTCTTCTACAGCAACGTCTGGAACAACTTTAGATTTTACAGGTGCAACAACAGCATTTCAGAGTTACTTAGTTCTTTACGGTATTGACCCCAGCGCAGATGGCGGTTTAACAGTTCAATTTTATGATGCGGCTGACACTCCCTCACTCTTAACTAATGCTGATTATGACCAAGGCGGTGTTAATGAAGGTGGAGGACAGGCTCCCAGCAATGCACACAATGGAACCGATATTGACATTCGCACAGGAATCGGAGGTGCTTCGGCAGGAGAATTTTATACAGGTTCTTTCTTTTTTCAAAACCCAATGGATAGCGCACATTTGACATCAATACACGGTTTTAATCATGGTCAAGGCACATCTGGGCCACACGTTTGGAACGTATACGGTGGACAAAAACAAACTGCAGAACAAAACAAAGGGTTCCAACTTAAAATAACTTCTGGGGCTATAGAAAATGCTTATCTTAAAGTGTTTGGGATAGAAGGTTAATATATGGAATTGTCAAGCATGATGTTTTGGAACATTATCCTGACGCTGGTGATTGCACCTGCGCTGTGGATGTTCCGTAACCAGATGTCAGAGATAAAGCGTATAGATATATTACTTAATAGAACACGTGAAGATTACGCTACAAAAAATGAATTAAGAGAAGACATGAATCGTGTAATGGAAGCATTGCATCGTGTCGAAGATAAACTAGATAGGGCGTTAAGTAAATGATGCAGTTCAAAGCATTCAAGCCTAGCGGCATGGAAAAGATAGCACGGTCTATGGGCTATCAAGGTAATATGCAAGGGTTCCAAAACTTTTTGGCTACTAACCCTGCTAGACAACAGCAGATGGACATGTACACCAACAAAGCCATGCAGATGGCTAGAGGCGGTGTAGTTAAAATGCAAGAGGGTGGTGCTGCAACATCACCACCTGCAAAAGATGATGATGATTTACCAGATAATGTAGCAACCACAGGTGTTGTTGGTTCTACTGGCACTCCTATTGCTACCATGCCAACAGGAACTGAGGATGGACCGGGTGTTACTGATTTCAGTGTACAGCAAATGTATAGCCCCGGTGTACCTATAGGCGGTGAAACAGTCGCTACAGGCATTGGCTATGATGCATCACAAGACATTGCGGCAGGCACAGGTACAGTCACTGGCACAATAGGTGTACCTACAGCTATAACAGGCACGGCGCAGGCTGAACAACAACAAAAAACAGATGCTAACTTAATGACAGCTAAAACTTCATCTGACGAAGTTAACGCTGCGCTTAACGCAACGAATGCTGCACAGAGCGACCCAAACGACCCCAGATTACAAGTTCAAGCAGCCCAGCAAACTCAGTCTTCTGTAGGCAATCTACAGGCAGCGCAGGGTAATGCTATTCTTATTGACAATCCCGTACAAAGAGAACTACAAAATGGCGAACTAATTAGTGGCACAGGTGTTGATGCCGCTAAAGCTGCTGCACTTACAGCCCAAACACAGGCTGCTGCCGCTGCTGCTAATCCTAGCCAGCAAGCCATGGTGCAAGGACAGCTTGGCAACTTAATGCAGGACTTTGATGGTGCTAATCCACCAGCATGGGCTGCAGGGGCCATGAGAGCCGCTACAGCGGCGATGGCAGCACGGGGCTTGGGTTCATCATCTCTTGCTGGACAGGCCGTTGTACAGGCTGCTATGGAGTCTGCACTGCCTATTGCACAGGCAGATGCCCAAACAATAGCTAGGTTTGAATCACAAAACTTATCAAACAGACAACAATCAGCAATGCTGGCTGCAGAGCAACGTGCTAGGTTCTTGGGTCAAGAGTTTGACCAAGCCTTCCAAGCAAAGGTAATGAACGCCAGCAAGATTAGTGATATTGCTAATCAAAACTTTACAGCAGAACAGCAGGTACAG